GTACTCAACTTTTTCGTTGTTGGTTCCGCTGATGGTTGTAGAGTCCAGCGCTTCGCGAGAACCTAAGATAGACACCAAGTCAGTCTGACCAGCCGCCGCAGCAGTTGTGCCAGAGCCGAGTGCCATGTGCGACATTACGGATTTAGCAGTGCCAGTCATGCGTGACGCAATGTACGCAAGCCCAGCATTTACTACGAGGTTTTTCACCTCTCGCGTGTCTTTGACGTTTCCGGCCTTGTCCTTCAGGACGATATTAAGCTGGCCGGAGAGCTTCAAGTTTTCGTTAATCATAACGATCTCCTTCAGAACGTAGTGGAAGCCCCGACAAAGTCTTCCGCAAAGTAGGTGAAGTCAGCATATCCCTGACTCCTCAATGACCCCGCGTCGGTGCTCGAGGCCAAATCCAGTAGCACCTTGCCGGATGCTACTACTGTCGCGTCTCCTAAAAGGGCGCTGTCCAGAAAAGGTGATTTGGTAATCGCCTTCGCTAGAGTTTCGCTTGCTACAGGTATATCATAAATCTGTTTACCTGTAACCATATTTATACTTTCAGACGCACTTAGAGCATCCGATAGCGACTTTCCAACCGTTAATTCGTCATTATCAGTGGCTCCACTGGAGTCTGAAAAAGCGCGGTCGTAGTTGACCTGCCTAAAAAATGTCTCTGCAACCCCGGCACTATCTGTCGTGTTCTTGCGGAACTGCATTTCTTGGTCGTCAAGAATAGAAGCAGTACCGTCAACATCGTCTGTAAAACTAACGCCGTCGGTCAGGAGTTTTGTTGTGCCTACGGTATTGATCGCGTCAGAGGCCGCAGGAGCGTCTGAGAGCGCTTTTCCGATAGTTAAGGTATCAATAGCCTCGGAAATAAACCCGTGGTCTGAGAGCGCTTTAGCGAAGGCTAAGACGTCATCGTCGACTAATGCCACAGGGTCGGTAGATACTTTCTTAGCGAAAAGGAATGTTTGGTCCCCCGCGCTCGCTATTATCTCAGCAATGGGTTTACTGGTTGCAATAGCATGAGCCTCAGCGAGAGAGGACACGTCGTCAAACGCTGTGCCGAAGTTCTTCTGCAATAAGTCTATCGAGGCAACAACCTCGTCTGCGGCCTTCTTCGTAAAGATAACCACGTGGTCTTCGGTACTTGCCACTTGGTCGGCGAGTACTTTAGCAACCGCCAGTGTGTGGGCGTCTGCAACTAAGTAATCGTCTAGGAGTGGTTTGCCTAGCGTAAACGCTGGCTCGTCAAGCGCCGTAGCCGTATCCGACTTACCCAACCCGGCACCAAGGCTAATCTCCTCGGCTGCGCCGACGGTTTCGCCCTCAACCTTCTTCGTAAACAGAAACGCTTGGTCGCCCACCCCTGCAACAATGTCGTTCAGGGCTTTAGCAAACTCAAAGTAATAGGGGTCGCTGGTAGTTATCGTTTCAAAAACGTTTTTGGCAAACTGAAGGCGCTCGCTGTCTGTCAGGTATCCGGCGTCGTTGAACGCTTTAATCACCCCTTTCGACGCAATGTCCGCGACAGCAGCATCGTCCACAAGAGGTTTTAATAAGTCAAAAACAAGTTGGTCAGACGGGCGCGAGCCATCTTCTATGTAAAACGTATCTAGGAACGCAGCGAAAAGCAGGAAGTTTCCCTGCTCAGCTTTAACCACGTTCTGATTGATGTTTACCGAAGTTTGCGTCAGTACGTTTAGCTGCTCAAACGTGGCAGATAACGCATTAACAAGTTCGGCAGACTTTAATCTCACGCGAAGTCCTCCCGGATTTTGAACTTCAGCTTGTCAAACAACGTCTCTCGTACGCCACTACCTCGAATAACTTCGATTTCGCCTTCGTACGTTCCCGCTTCGACTTCGAGGTCGCCTACGGTCCATTGGAGAACGGCGACGCCTTCGTCAGCGGTCTCTGGGTTGATGAAAAACTGTCGAGAAAACAAAACACTTTCAGCACCGGCCTCACGGAAGTGAAGCGTAACTGTCGCGCCGGTAAGGTCTACGGGAGCGTTGTCGTCTTCGTTTGTAAGTGTGACCCGAATTTGTGGCCCGGTATCACCTTGTACATATTTGAATATCTGAGCCATTAAATCCCCCTACGAACGGTGGCTTTATCAAACCCAACCAGTTTAGCGCGGAGGCTTGCACGACGGGTGTCACGCCCTTTCGCGTCTGTGGCGTGCTTGTAAAATTCTGATTTGTAGTAGGCAGCGAGGTCAGGGTTGGTCCACTCCTTGCCCGGTATGATAGCCAGTCGGAAGATAGCGCCACACGCGATGGACCGACCGTGCGTCTCGAAGATAAAGTCCTCTACCCCTGTCGCAGATAACGAAGGCTTGATGACGCCAGCGCCCTCAAACTCGTACTTGCGGTCGGGTGTAGGGTAAAACCTGATCTGAGAGTCTTGGTAGATACTAAAAGACATGGGTCGCCCAGCAGACACACCGCTCGGCAGATCATAGTGACGGTCAGACACGCGTTTGATGGGCTGTCCATCTACGTAGAGAACAAGAATGTCCTCCAGTACAGCGCGTGTCGGCACCTCGATTTCGTACTCAGAAGTATTTTTACTCGTGTAGTCCTTGTCGATGTCGTACCGCCATATCTGACTGACAGCACAAAACTCCGCTGCGGCTTCTTGCAGGTGAGTTTCGATTATTATTTCCGGACAGCCCGGAAGCAAGGGCTGGACGTACGGAAGAAAACTAGCCCATGCTACTGCCATATTAAGTCACCGAACTCATGTTAGAGGGTGATACTGCCGCGTCTACTTGGTTCTTCGTGCTCAGTGCTGCGTTGAACGCGTTGTAAGCTGCTTGCGCACGGGCTTCGTTAGCTCCGTATTCAGCATCTTTCGAGTACGCTCTGTACAGAATCCAGTCGATCATTGGGGACATGTAGATGTCGTCCAGTAAGATCACTGTGTTGTCTGAACCCGCAGGATCAAGCTGCGCTTCGGTTTGTGTGTGAGCACCCGGAGAGTCCGTATATACAACCTCAACTTCAGCCGACGTTGTGGCTGGAGGGTACACAAAAAACTCTTTGGGTTGGCGAGGGTCAAACGTGTAGTGCTGAATAGACGTCGTACCTGTTTCAGCGTGCCATGCGGGGCGCTGATCGTCCAGAACGCTTCGAGCCACAAGGCGAATAACCTTGTACCCTGACGAACTGGCTAAATTACGCGTCACGTCCAACAAACGAAGCCCTGAGGGGAACTCCGACGTTAAAACCTGCCGTGTGCCTGCGGCGCAAGTAAATGAGCCGGTTTTGGCGTTAGCATCAGGACGTGCAAGTGTAATCGCGAGATAAGACTCGTTCATCCAGTTTTGCAGTTCTGTGCGCGGCCAGCGGATATTGGTGTCCTGTAAGACATCCTCCACCCGACGAATAATGTCCGTGACTTTTACGGTAGACATCCGTTACCCCCTATTCGCTAGATTTGGGTGCAGCGGCAGCTTTAGTCGTCTTCGACTTAGTACTCTTCGCTTTAGGTGCGGGAGCAGGCTTAACAGTCTTAGCCATCTCTTCGCCTTCGGCAGTTAGAACCATCTTGTCGCCGATTACTTGGGCTACAACCACGCGGGAACCGTCGACTTTAGCGACTGCTTTATTAGCAACAACTTCAGCACCTACGGCGTTAATTACCTGAAAAACATCCATAATAACCTCCTATGGTAAGAGAGGGGGGCGAACCCCCCTCAAATGGGCTATTAAGATGCTGCGCCAACAATAGTTGTAATCAGTGCCTCAGGCTTAATGACCTTGCGACCATACACGGCTAGGCCGCGAACGATGTCACCGAAGTCAGTCTGATTGCGCAGTGGCTCAGTTTTGCTGATCTGCGAAGCGAACGCACAAGATGCTTTCGTTCCTGCAACCATCATACGACGAGCCTTAGCGTTAGACACGGAAGCACCGCCAGAAGTAGCAGCAAGACCGGCGACCAATGCTTTACCAGCAGCGCCCTTAGGTAGAAGGTTAGAAACGTAAACCTCGAAGCGATCCAACATACCGATCTTGCCGGTACGGATGGTGCTTGAAGCATCACCTGTGAAGTACGCCTGAGCGATGTCAGTTTGCATGAGCAACTGGCGGTCGAATGGCGAAAGGATCAACCAGCGGCCATCTTCAGGAACGTTTTGCTCGTCGAGAGCGGCTGACATACGAAGGATCGCATCCAGTACGTTCTTAGGAGTAGCTTGGTCGATTGGAGCAACGTCAGTACCGAGGTTGTACTCGCCAGACAAAGCACCGGCTGTGCCGCCTGCGTTATCAGCGTGAGCACCTTCAGTTACGAACCAGTTAAAGAAACACTCGTTTTCGATGTTGATCTTCAACTGCTTAGCAGCGTCATCGGTGAACATGTTCATCAAGTCCATATCGGCTTGGTGAGCAAGAACGTCGTTTACCTGAACGCTAAAGTACTTACCCTTGTCGATCTGCATGTCTGTGTAGATCGGAGTAGGAACTTCAGAAGTCAGTGTAGTGCCAGCACCAGCGTAATCGTTGATAGTGATTGAAGGTGCAGTACGGATGCGAATGGTGTCACCTTGGTTCGCAATCTCGCCTTCCCAATCGGTATTGGCGATTTCGGTCATCATGGTGTTCGCGTAGAACTTAGCGTTCAGTTTGTTAGACCACAGTTGTGGAATAAATCCGCCTGAGTAAGACGGGTTAGTGTCGAATGATCCTGATCCGACGACGGGGAATACAGCAGCCATTGTTGGCCTCCTTAGATTAGTTGGTTACTAACTGCTGCTTTTCTTTCTGTACACGCGTTAACAGTTTTACTATCGAACACGGCCTTCAAGATAGGCGGCAGTTATTTCTGCTTCAAGTTTAGTGGCCTCGTCGTACTGATGCCGCGTATTCAAATTGCGTATCCGGTTCCAAGCTGCGGCGATTTCTCTTTCAGAGTAAACCTTAACATCTTTTCCCACGCTCTTTGTGTTCGCGGAGTTCGCAGAACGATTTGGCGCGACCTGTTTCTCAAGTTCGGCTTGGCGAGTCTGACGCTCCTGCGGTACTTCCGGCTCTAAGGTTTGCCTCCACAGCTTCACGTAATGTGCGACTGCGTCTGCGTCCCCTGTGTTAAAAGCCTGTGCCGCCTGATCTCTGCGAGGTCCACGAAGCATGGGGTCATGCTCGTTTAGCCACGCAATCCAACGCTCGTCTTGGTCGATCTCAGCGAAGTCAGGAACCATCTGAGACAGTCTCTGCGCAAAGCTCATCTCGCCTACTTGATTACCGGTTTGCTTCAGTTGATTTTGAAGCTGCGCGATAACTTCGTTTTGTTGATCAAAACGTTCCTCGTAATCTTGAGAAACTTCCTTCGCAACACGACGTTGGACCTCAATCAGTTCTTCACCAAATTCGGCTCGATCTTCATCGGTCACATAACTAACTTTCTCCTTCGGCTTTGTCGGCTCTTTGGGCTTCGCTGCCAAACTCTCAGTGAGTTTAGTTAGTTTAGCCGTTAAGTCCTTAACTTGCGAATGCAAGCGTGGGACTTCAGCATCGTACTTACCCCGTAAGGTTTTGTACTTTTGCTCAAATTCATCCGCTACGTCCGTCGGTGACGTGTTAGCTGGCTCTGCTTCCTCAGGTTCAACTGCTGCTTCCGCTTCGACTGGTACTTCTGCCTCTGTATCCTCAGGCTTTCCCTCTAAAACTTCAGGCTCTTTTGCCTTCTTTTTCTTCGGTTCGTCCTTTTGGGCTGTAAGCGTTTTCTCTAGTTCTTCCACTTCGGCAAGCTGAGCTTGCACCTGTTTTGGCAATGCCATGGTTCTCTCCTTAAAGCACCAACTCTGTTCCTAGCGTCCCGTGGGTATGCTGTTCCCGTTATGGTGTGCTTCTCGTATTGTGCGCAAATGCGCGGTTCTCTACCTTCTGCGAGTCTTTGACTGCGTCCAGTAAATCTGCAAAGGCTTCCGCTCTTCCTTGCAACCGGTGGATTTGTACCATGTCGGATGCG